GTCACGGTGATTATACTTGAATCAATGCCCAGCCCAAAGTTTCCGGGATGAACTATTGTAGGCACGGGTACCGGCTTGAAAGTAACTGCCGCACCAACCACAGGTTGCCCGGAGACATTTAGAATAGTACCAAACACTTCTGTTGTGGGAGTAGTTGTGGCCCCTAGCGAGGTAGCAGCTGCAACGTAAAAACCCTCAGCCAGCGATCTAAGCCCCGCTCCGGTAACTTGAAGGTATAGGTTTCCTACGGTGTCAGTGTTTGCGGACGTCAGTGAAATGCTGTAGAAACCAGATCCTAAGGCAGTAAGGGACCCATCAGTTCCACCTGTAAGGGTAGTTGGCCCCTCCGCAAGGCTCAACGAATCAGCCCCTGTACCCGAAGCTGTAGCTACTATCTCCCCGCCAAGGGCGTTTACAGCAGTTGCAACCAGGGCGGCTGTGTTACTCGCAGTTACAGGAATCCCAACTGATACAGCTAGTGCTATGGTTAAGGTAGCCCCAGACTTTGTAACAGTCAGGGGTGAGGTTCCCCCGGGCACCGTAACCGCCACTGTGTATAAGTTACCAGCAGTGCCCGGAACTTCTAGGGTTACAGTGCCATCTACACCCGTGCCAACAGTAGCCGCAGCATTACCTGCGTCGGTCAGCGCCAATGGTGTAAAGAAGGGGTCAGATGCCTTCTTTATCTTTGCAGAAATAGCTGCGGATACTACACCGGTAGCACCACTGCCTCCTAGTGTTTCTAAAAACACACTAACATCAGCGGCAGTACTTTGCAAAAGAGTTGTAGGCATACGGCTCCTAAAGTATAACACAAATACACGAGAGTATCAAAACAAACGAAAGGGGCACCCAGCGTACACCGGATGCCCCTGTCTGGTAGGTGTCAACGAAGCCTACTTGGCCGCGTCGTCACTTGTCATTGCAGTCAGCTGTGTACCAAGAGCCGAACCGGCGCGAGCCGGGTGTCGGTTCATGGGCCGAAGTCCTACAATCTCTACGTTTGTGGGGACAACGAGAGCCACGGATCCAGGGTTTGTGTCCCTACCTGCGGTAATTCCCTCGGCCCAAGCCTTGAGAATGTTTTCGGCAGTAGCAGTGGCTGCAACACTTGCACTCGCAGACTCAAGCATGAGTAGCAGAGCATTCACAGTCCTTCGCAGCTGATCGAATTCAGCACTAGACTGGTCTCCAACGGTTAATCTTACAAAAGCCATAGTTACTCCAATTCCTTACTTTCTGGTGGTCTTTTTCGAGCGTCCGCGCTTTAGACCGGTGTGCGCCTCGGTTGATTTTTCGGAAAACTCAGAGTCCTCGAAAATGGCTGGGTCTAGTGGAGAGTCCTCCACCTCTTCAGCAGCTACATCTTCATCAGGTGCGACTTCTGTAAGTTCTAGAATAGCGGCATTCAGCTGTTCCTCAACGACAGTCGTTGTAGGCTCCCCGCCATCCACAACCCGGTACCGCCCAGGCTTGAACTTCATTTCCAACTCTAAGTGGTGAAACAAGTGTTTTGGACAAAAAGAGTATCCCTGCAAATCAAAATGAAGCAGTAGCTTGCTATCATTTATGGATACTAGCCTGTCTCGTGCAAAGTTGCTGTGTATTTTTAGCATAATGTCCTTGTGGGGAAGACTGAGTTCTTTTTCTTCTGCTGAAGTGTCTGCTGTGTGCAACTTTTTGTGTATCTCTCCGATAGAGGAACTTTTTGGCACGTCTGGCGTCGCAGACATCAACTCACCCAACGAGGTCGCTCTTAAAAGTACAGTAGACATTGTGTAAGAAGGGGGGAGGAAACCCTCCCCCCTTACTCACCTACACTATCGAGTAGATAGCTGTCCGATGTTGATCATACGAAGCCACTTCTTACGCGCAAACATAAGAGGAGTTCCGTACAGCAAGATCATCCAGCGGTACGCGGGAGCAAGAACTGCCAGATCCATCTTCATCATGGGAAACAGCTGACGGAAGGTCAGTACGGAAGGCGTAAGCTCTCCCATGTACGCTGTGCTGGTGAAGGGAAGATAGAGGTTGACATCCTCGACCACGGTTGCAATGCCAGCAATCTGCGAGCTTGCAGGCACCGACATGATGTGTGAGTAGCTCGACATTGCCGCAGGAACTGCCGCAGACACAGCCGCAACCGAACGGTAAATCTTGAAGTACTCAGGAGGGTACGCGCCAATTGCAGCCGCGTTTGTAATGGTCAGTGTAATGCTGTTTCCGGCAACCTTCTGTGCCTGGGTCATCGCCACCGCCGCGCCCAGTACGGCAGTGGGCGCGGACTCACCAAAACGGTTAGCCGCCGTAACCACATACGCAAAGTTAGTGGTTCCGGTAGGTGCACCCTTGGTGTGATCTCCGTTGGTAGCACCCGCATTCAGTACTCCAGCAATCGTAGCTGGGGTTGCAGGAGCGCCCGATGAAGTAGCCGCCGTGGGGGCTGCAGGACGTGATCGAACAAACACATCCGGACAGAGGCTAAGCTCGCCGCCCTGGGTCGAGATCGACTCAATGGTCATGCCTGCCTTACCGTTAACCGGCGCAGGCATGGAGATACGCTGACGAGGATACATGGTCTTCGTCAAGTCGCTCATGCTACGAAGTCCCAAGAACAAATCAGTGGGGAATCCGTAGTTTTCTACAATGGTGTTAGAGGCCTCTTCGATGTCGGCCTCCTGAAGGCTGCTGCCTTCTAGATCAAGCACCGAGGTAGGATCTACCAAAGAATCCAACCCATCCCACTGCTCGGCTTCTCCATCAAACGCCAGCGAGCTATCACCCGTAAACAGGCTCTGCTCAATCTGTTGAAGCAAATAGAGAATGCCATTCTGGTTTTCCAGAGCGATCAGGTCTCCATGCGCGGGGTGCACCAGCGATGCCTGGTGGGTAACCTCACGAACGGTGCCCAAGAACTTCACGAACTGCATGCGACGAACAAAACTCGAATCACTGGCCTGAGGAAGTTCACCTTCTCCAATCCAAGGAGTCGCGCTTCCGCCGTAGTCGCTAAGTTCGTTATACTCTTCAACCGTCGAGTACGCCGGGCTCTTGGGGATCTTCTTCCAGAACTTAATGTGTGACGAGCTGTAGGTAACCACCTTCAGACTTGCCTCTAAGCTCTCAACTCGGAGTGACGATCCACCCGTCTTGCCAGAACCTACCTGATAACCGGCCTGAAGGGCCTTAGACAATGCTTCCAGTTCGCTTTGGGAGGCGCTTCCTGGACCATTGTATCCGTTTGTTGCACTAAATGCTGATAGTCCAATCATTACTTACTCCTTATCGACCACTGCGAAGCATACCGCGCACAGTCGTTTCCAACATAGGCGAGATTTGTCCAGTAGATTCGTATTTGATAACGTCGTTAACTCGGGCCTTACCATCCTGCACAAGCTGGACAAGGGCCTCTCCAACCATCGCCTTGTTTAGCGGCTCCCCATCCGAGGGGCCACCATAACCTCCCTTGGTGATCTCCTGGATGCCCTGAATCGACATCGGAGGACGTGCCGCCTGGTTTTCCACCTGGTCAACACGCTGCACCACCGCAGAAAGGGTTTCGCCAAGTCCTGCAATAGCACCGGCTAGGCTTTTCTGGAACTCACCAGTATCGCTTGTTGCAGCACCTACCGCACTGGACAGACGATACACTACACGCTCTTCCAGGGCATTGAGCGACTTCTGAACAACGTCCGCAAAGTCCGCGAGAAACTCGGACACCTCAAAGCCGCGAGTGACTCCATCCGACTCACTGGCAAAATCGCTAAGCGACTTACCCATGGCTTCCTTGGCATCCTCCTCGGCCTCTTCTTCCTCAGCAGTCTCCTTGCCACCAAAAGGCGGGGCCTTACCCTTGGCCTTGGCCTTGGCAACCTTCTCGTCCTTGTCGTCGCAAGCCATACCCTTGACCTGGTCAAACTCAGATGCGGACAAGGTCTTACCCTTGGCCAACTTATCCAAAATGGACTTCATGACTGCGCTTGCCCCTCGGTAATCTGTACCGTTGGCATCGATGCCGTCATGAGCACCATCATCACCTTCCGACTCCACTGCAGACCCGGCCCATGACTTGGGATCCGAGTTGCTTGGAGTGTGGAAGACTTGTGTAGACCCAGCACCGGAACCAGCACCCCTATTGGCGTCCTGCATGGTTTCCACTGCAGTCGAGTTTGTTCCTCGGCTGGAGTGCCCCTTGGCAAGATCCTGTAGGGCGGTAAGCGCCTTTGCTAGATCATTCTGGTTCACAGTCTGATCACTCATGTGTTTCTCCTAGTAGTGAAAAAATAACCCTACAGGTACTTTCGGCGTCCTGCCTGGTCATGCTTGTAGATTTTTGAATGTAATCTACGGACTCGTTGAATGACAGTGATTTGTCTACTGCATCCGCAGTCACTGTGTTTTTGGCTTCTTTGTCTAAGCTCTCAGGAACTACTGAAGAGGCGGAAGTCATTGCTTTCTCTGCCTCCTCCGTGTTTTTGTCCACCCACTTATTGGCAGACAGTGATTTTACAATCTCAGCCCAGGTGTGAGTATTAACAGGGCAGGGAGTGATTGCGATGTCCTGAATCCAGCAGGACTCAATGGTCTTGCCGTTTCGGCGCTTAACCTTGCCTTGAATGCTGAAACCAAGCTTTCGTTTTGCGCCTGGGGTCTTCTCAAGGCTGTTCATCATTTCCCAGATATCGTCGGAGATTTCCTTTTTCTCGTATAGGAAACCTTTTACCCATAGCCCATTCTTAGTAATCTTGCACTCCAGGGGCTCTCCAACTTTGTTCTTAAAGCCGTCTTTATGATCGTTGTTAAAGAACCCGTGAGCAAGAAAGTACGAGAAGTCTATCCCAGACTGAACCACGGACTCAGCCTGAAGATCAGACGACGCGGTGGACGCAATTCCCTGTATTTGACGGGAATACTTAGCCTTTGGATCCTTGGAGGACTTACTAATTGCCTGTGCTGGCATCCAAAACGAGAAATCGTCTTCAGTGGTGTCTAAGTTCATGGTTTAGATCAAACAAAAAGCGTGTTGAGTATCTTATTGATATAAGCACTCAACACGCTTCCTCTATGAAGCTTCAATGTAGCAATTGTATACCCTGTAAATGAGCAAGTCAAGAACTTTATTTCACTTATTTACAAAAAGTCTAAGCTTGGCAGATTTAAGTACAGCTCCCATACGAGCCATGTCCAGAGAAATCGGGACGGGAATCTCTACTCCACACTGCCTGCACACTGCGAAGGACTCAGTTTTCCCTACAAGTAGAATCTTTGTGCGAACCTTGATACCCTTGTCAGAAGACTTTATTATCACTTCACCGCAGTCAGCGCAGCACAGCATGTCGGATGTGTCAGACAACGAGATAATGTCCGTCGTGATACGCGACGTTACGGGACGACCCGTCCCCTGTTTCCAGTTTCACCGCCTTATCTAAGGCTAACTCTGACAGTGAAATTCTAGCAGTACTTGTGTCAGCTAAGTATGTATCTACAAACTGCAGCAGAATGGAGGGGTGGGTGTCCCCTCCTTTTCGGATATCAAAGCTTTTGTATACACGATCGAACACCCGGATTTCAGTAGGTTCCCCTAACTTGTCCAAAAAGTGCAAGGAGGTTGGAGTAACCAATACATTGAACTTTTCTAGCTTCACTACAGATCCAGGGTAAGGCAAAGACTTGGCAAGGACGGGATACACACTCGTGTCAAATGCATCCAACCTGATGGACCTGAGGGACTTATGGGTGCCATCTTCTTCAGGGACAGGCTCAAGTAACTCCCTATTTTCAAAATACAGGAATGAGTTCTTCACTGCATCTAAGGAGTATATGTACCCGGACTCCTTGGAGTACACAACTCGCTCTTCCATGTCTACGACAAAAGTTCCATATCCAGAGTGTATCTCCTGAGTACCCTGTTTCTTAGCCGCCACCTTTGCCCGCAGCTTCAGTGAGGACCCTGCAGCAGGGCTAGGCTTGCCCAGGCTCAAGTCTCCTTCAGGGGTCAGCTCCAGTCCTGATTCCTGCCAATAGTGGGGGTTAGCCGGGTGTTGTTTGTCTCTAATGTCCTTATCACTTAGATTCATATCAACTAGCCGCCAGTGATAAGGGGCTACGTAAAATGCTGGACTCACATATCCCAATAGAAACTGAAGGTTGCCGGACAATGAACCTAGTTGCTTCGCCTGGCCCTCTTGTCCTGGATAGCAGGTCGTAAACGTAATATCGCTTATAGATTTACCTGCTAGGTCACTTTGTACCTTCTCAAACTTCTTCCAAGAGGCAAGTCCTTTAGCCTTTCGAGCCTTAATGATATCCTCTAATGCGTCAAAATTAACCGACATTTACACCTCCCCCGCCAGCACCGTGTTGAGTGTCTGGGGCCTGAGCTGCCCCCTCTTCAGTCTCTGCCCCGGCGTTGGGTTCTGCAACACCTTCTGTAGGTGCTCCCTCATCTTCACCCTCATCTTCACCCGCAGCTTCACCCGATTCTTCAGTTTCACCTGTCTTTGCTGCGTCGTTCAGTTTCAGCTCCTTACCCCCTACAACTGCATCATGTAGTGGGATCGCGTGAAGCCAACGACTAAACTCTAGTTCTTCGGGAGTCTTAGAAGACAACCCGCTAAACACCAGCAGCGCCCCGAAGTTGTCTGATGCAGCGTAGGTAATAGACGTAGGCCAAGTTGCCCAAGATGGAGGCCTTACTTCCCCTTCGGATTCTTCGTTGGTATCTTCTTTGGCGTGGGCCTCAGACAGGGCTATGGCATAGTTATCCTCTACCGTAGTTCTGACTACACCACTCACAAGGGTACTTACATCACTCACGGAGCTTAGCATCCCCGCTATCTCAGCGAAGGCTTGTACCTCTGCATCTTCAAAGGGAACCTTGTTCGCAACTAGTCTAGCCATTATTCGTGTATAAGCCTGGGACACATGCCACGACAATAGGGCGTGGGAGTTAACCTTCAGAAACTTAAGTATGGAATAAATGTGTCTAACCCCTATCGGACGCTCTCCATACGCGGTCTTGATTAGAAACAGACTCTCGTTCTTATTTCGTCCTACTGTGATGGACAAAAAGAAGTCGAGAAGCTCGGGGTCGGGAACAAGCTTCCTACCTAAAACTTTGATGGTCTTGTCAATATACTCCACGTCCCCTACGGTGAGCTGCACAAGGTCGTTTGGCTCCAACATGCCCTGGTCTGCTAAAATCAAAATCGCAGCGACTATGCGATCCTTCACATTCTCAGACAAGAACAATGAAGCCACATACTTGCGGTATGGAGTAAGCGTTGAGTCTGTAAGCCGAAGCAGGTGTGTGGCCCACAAATCAAAGTTTTCAATGACATCCGTCTCTACATAAACATAGCGGCTGTCTCCCTTGGCCGATGTGTACATGGTGTGCCAAATACGCTCAGGGTCGTCCGGAGAGTAGGCTTCATTCTGGATAACATCTGTAGCGTCCGCCGGGATGGCCAGTGTTAGTCGGTGCATTGTCTTTGGGTCATAAAATTCAGGCGAAGCAGCCATGGAAGGTTGATCCTCAAGTAGAATTGCATCCCCTGCGTGGGGATCATAGCTTGGGTCATCTTTGGGGGCGTTGGTGTACTTGTAGTAGTTGCCAAAGTTGTCCTTATACATGTAGTCATAGACACCGTACTCACCTGTTCGGAACACGAACACATGAGAAGGATCTATCGACTCAGGTAGTCCAAAGGCTTTCTTAAGTTCACTCATCTAAACTTCGCTATCTTGTATTTATTGAGACCGTCTGGTACTAGTATACCAAAATTTACAAGATTTCCCAGTGTTCTAGCGGATATTCCTTTTCTACGCATGTCTTCCGCCGTTAGACCTTTACCTTGTTGAAACAAGGGCTTAAGCAAGTACGCTGCACTTAGTTTCTGTGCAAGAGGAAGTTCACTCTTCATCGGTTGTCCGCTTAGTCTCTGAGAGTACATCTAGAATGAAGCCTTTTAGTTCTAAGGCCATCTGACGAGCATTTAGGCGCTCGGAGGCATACCCCACAAACAGTTCTGTGTATATGTTAGCTAAGATGGATTGAGACAGTACCGGAAGCAACTCGATCAACTTGACCAGCCCTTCCGGCGTATCTAGTGCGAAATTATACAACGATTTCGAGACAACCTCAAGTGGAGTATAAATGTCCCCTACGTCAACCCGCAAAATAGCTTCCGCTGAGCTATCATCAAAGTTGCGTTCTAGTTCTTTCAAATGTAACATAGCATTTATCCAATCCTTCTAGCCACTAAATAGCCACTCTTAAATGCCATAGGAAGTGCATCAAGGTATTCTGGGCCAGAGTCGAACTTAATGCCTTCTATATACATGTAGCCGTCCTTAAGTAACTCTAGAAACCGGGGACTGTTGCTTTCGGTCTTGTTTGTACGAGGGTTCCACCAAGCTAATTGCGGAACCTTGGGCGCCGAAGGAGTGTTGTTGTATAGTCGGTAAATGTGTGTTCTATTCTCTGTATCCATAATACTCCGTGCTTGTGGTTGTAGACCCTTTTTGATCTTCCGCTTAGAGGCTACAGTGCTAGCAGGTTTCTCTGGTGGTTCGTTAAATGGATCCGGCTCTAACCTTGCTGAGGAGTTTGTGGGAGGGTTAACCTTTGGTTTACCTGTGTAGTACTTCTTGATACTAGCAACCTGACCTGCCAACTCTACAGGGTTAAAGGAGGTTCCCGCTGACTCCTTAGATGCCATGCTGGGCGAAATAAAAGCCCCTCCAGCTAATAGCGTACTGGCCTCTGATGAGGGGTCTTTGAGATCTGAAGAATGTTTGGTAAACCACCAGGCCATGAACGAGTTCAACTGATCATTAGGTAATGTGTGGTCTGCCTCTCGCTTAGCGAACTCATTGGGGCCTTCGTCTCCATCATCTTTTCCCCCGTAAGCGCGGTTCCAGTACTTGGGATCATCCGCTATAACCTCTCGTGTTGCATCAACATTATTGTAGCGGGTGCTAAGAAACCGCTTAGGATCCAGTTCGCCTTCCTCTTTCTGTAGGAAGTCCATATACTTCATTCGCATGACTGTCTGCGTTACCTGCCATGAACGTGCATGCGGCATAGTTTCTCGGACTGATCCAAATGTTGCCTTCTGAAACTTAGCTTGATCCTCAGGATTAAGTTCTACCTTTATGTGAGAAGTTATTGCCATGTTAAACACAGCGTGTTGCGAACCAATGAGCCCCATACCCAACGCGGCTTCATTATCTATGCTGTTCAGTTCCAGCGTGTCTGGGTTTACTAGTATATTGTTTCCGTGTTGATCAGACAGATTAACCGCTGCTGAAAGTGCCGCTGTAGAGTTTAGCGACTTTTTTAGTGCTTGTTTCTTTTCCGGAGTATTGGCCAAAGATGCTAAGTGTGCATACTCGGACACCCCTAAGGCGCGAGCCTTTGCTTGTACCGGCGAGGATTCTTCGTCCCACTGAGACATGATGTGTGTTTCATTATCATGCTGTCGCATGACAGCAATGGGAGCTTTTCCTATGCCCATAGAGTTGGCGAAGGAAGAAACAGTCGATTCGTTGACCGCTGAGTGCCCATATGGAGCCGCAGCAGTCATTGCGTTTATAACTTTGTTGGCAGGCCGTTCCTTTTTCATGAGCGCACGGCCCCCGCCTTCGATAATCGCAATGCGGAGTTCAGAGGAGCCTTCGCCAGCATCGCTGTCCAAACTCTGATACCCTATGATGGGATCATTGGCTAACTTGTGGGCTACTTCACTCTTAGGATGCGGTGTTTTGTTGTACGAAATAGCCTCGGCTACAGCCTGTACCATGAACTCGCTAAGATCGGTAGCCCCCGGTGCCCCCCCACCGCTTCCTACCTCCTTACGCATTCCCATTGTACCATCACGCTTCTTATAGGCCTCCCAGTTGGGACCACTAGTATCCTCACCAGGCTTTGCGTAGTAATAGTTCTTTCCGCCACCGCCACCGCCGCCGCCCCCACCGCCTCCAGCCTTGGGCATGCTGGGTGCAGCTACGCCGGGAATGTTTCCTGGTTGAGGGGGCTTTGGAGCCTGCGGAGGACCCTTAGGAGTAACTACCGTGGAAAGCTTACTGTCTGCTGCCTTCTTAAGTAGTGACTTATGGAACACCTGAGGATGGGTTAGCCTAAGTTCTCCGCTTACCCAGGAGAACCCATGCGGAATAAATACAACCTCACATCGGCAGTTTGGGTGCAGCGCCGGGAGTGTAGTTTTCCAGTGGGTATGGATGTTGTTCTTTTTAGAGTGGCTTACATCCCCATCTCCGTTGGATCCCATACTCATAAGCTTTGACAGCCTCATGATCTTGGGATTTCCTTTGTCATCCAAGTAGTGTTTTGCGCAGTCGGGGCATGTTTCTGGCCTAGGAACAATGCTGACGAAGGATTCTAACCCATCCCCATACTTGTAAACATCTTGTTTCTGGATAATGGATTGTACAAGCCCAGTTATTCGGGCACTGTGAACCTCTGTGCTAGCAATTACAACTAGTTTATCCCTGTAGTCCTTTGTCAGTTTTGATGCTAAGGAAGCCGCGAACTGTTTAATCTCCTTGTTGTCAGCTAGCGCGGCTGTAACCTCTGAAGCAACAGCAACTTTATCCGCCTCACTGAGCGCAGAGCCAAATGCCTTTGTCATCTTAGCTAGCACCGCTGAGGTTATGTCCCCAGCGGCAGCGTTGATGTAAGTAGCAGTTCGTGCTTTGGAGTAGTCTAAAGCGAGTTCGTCTAGCGGTGTAAGTTTGTATTCGCTTGCAAAGTCTCGAAGCTTGTCCGTGGTTAGCTTCTTGTGCTTCTTACGCGGAGTCTTTGCGTAAAGCTTTCCCAACAAGAAAGCGTTGCGGATGAGATCAAGAGAAGGGATACCTAAAGGTGATCCTTCAATGCTCTGAGTCTCCTCCTCAGTAAGAGTGTCAGTCCCAAGAATTGATGCAACTAACCAGTTTATGTGCTTGCGCACAAGTTGCTTCACCCGGACTAGCATGCCAGTAATCAACAACGCAACGTCCCGAAAGACACACTATGGCCTAGACAAAAAGGACTTCACAACCGCTTCAGCGTCATATGTTTCAGCCTGTCGGGGAACTTCCTTACTCTTTGCCTTAGCAATATCATCTGCGATCTCTAGGCGGGGACCAGCAGGAGGAGGACGTAGCCGTGTTCTACCTCCGCGTACAGGGAGAGTGCCATCCTTGGCACGCTGCTCCGAGTAAGCATCAGGCTTGCTCTTTGTCATGGTACCCGCCTGATCAAACTTAAACAGTTCGCCATCTAAACAAAGACCCCTTAAGGGCTGGGGAGCCCACCATTCACTCATGAGTATTCTCCTTTATAAGCTTAGTCAACGAGTTCTGTAAACTGTCAACCATGTGATCAAAAGCTAAGCCAACCCCCCGGAGTAAATCAGCCTCCGCAGGGGATGCAGGTGTATATTTCTTAGGCTTTTCCTTAGTTTTCATGAAGAGTGGCTGGCAAGAGTATATGCCATCTCATTAGCCAGATGTCCAGCTACTAACTGCCGAAGATGAAAGATTTCTCCAGGAGACAACTTTAGTTGTATTGCAGCCATTGCCGCTAGGGTGCCGTTGTTGTGCAGCCCCCCCAGAGTCTCCGGAAACAGCACCGCTAAAGCCACTTCTTCCACTCCGTTGAGGGCAACGCCGTCCTTGTGTCGATGTAAGGCGTCTACAACATTTCCTACAGCATAATCATAGCACAAGCTGCCATCAGGTTCTCGACGAAAGAACACGTTGCCATACGTGCGACCAGGAGCAGTTCGATAACTCTGTCCCATGGTAACATGCACAACATCCTCATCGGTGACCTGGTTAGTGCCGTTCAGCCGCTGTCCAGCGTCTAGGGACTTTTCAAACCCGTCCAATATCTCTGCATTTTCTTCAATGAAACGAATAGGCACTCTAGGTAAATGACTCATGAAATTCTCCGTACAAAAATGAGGCTCTTATTTACCTCAGTGTCTTCTTTCTCTCTGTCGGTGCCTAACAATTTAGGCCCGGAGATAAGCTTTCCAGGACTATTAGTGGCTTTCTCTTCAGACTTCTTGTCCTCTTTAGATTTCTTGTCCGAAAGCTTGTCACCACGCTTATGCCGCTCCTTGTCCTGCTTCTTAGCAGCCTTGTCCCCACTCTTCCACTTATTATACCGCTCTAGTTCCTCTGCTGTACGAAAGTATCGATATCTAGGCTTACCGTCTTTGTTGTACCCCAGCTGCCGACGAGCGATGTAGTTACCGCCATGTTGCTCTCCTGTAACATTCTTTCTGCTGGCGTTAGTCGGCTCCGGGCTCTTTGCCTTGCTCGACTTAGTTATGTATAGTAATGGATCCATTAGTACTTCAAAAACGAAGTTCCTTCATTTTGAGTGGCCAGTGTCTCACACCTGGCGCATGCCGAGTTACTCTTGTAAAGCCCGCCACAGTGATCGCAACTCTTGTACAGTTCAAGAGTACTAGTATCTACGGGTACTACATGAAAAATAGGAGTAGAGGCTGCCCCCGTACTCTCCACAGGACGTTCTGGCCTACGAGTAAACTGTGTTACCGTACTGGCAGTGAGCGCCTTGGCCAATGCAGCTGTGCCCGTAGCAAGGCGAGTTGCGATATTGTGAGAGGCTTCGCCCACTTTATCCAAGAAGTCAGTCTCGGCAGATCTACCCTTTTTTAGGGGCTTTTCGTGCCGCATCTTTTTGCCCTTGGCAGCGTCCTTGTTGAACTTCTTAGCTCCGTACTTCTTCCTGCCTATGGCAGCTGCCACAGCGCCTGGATTAGATACAGTGCCCTTGATCTTCGCCTTGAGTTTGTCAAACCCAATGTACTTCTTTTCAAGTTCCTCGTCGTCGTCTTTGTCGTCGTCGAACTTGTCCGTGCACTTAGACTTAGAAATGTATAGTTTGCTCACAAAGTTTGTCCTATCCCCCCCTAGTATAGCAGGGAAATCTGTCCTTACCACCAACGGAGTTTGTATGTGCTTATATACTGGATGATCTGCCAAGATAACATGCACAAATAACTCCAAAGAAACCGCTTCACATTCCCCATAAAACTGAGCTTTATTGTACTGATTCATGTACGCTTCAGTGGCCTGGTCTGCAGTGTCAAAGCCTAACATAACCTTCCACTCATCAACCTCGGTGAACTCAGGAGCCTTAAGTTGATTTATTATGAATACATGCGATGAGTATTCCTCGGGACCGATGTATACATCAATCTCATCGCCGTCCATACCCATTGTATCTGGGATATATCCGTAGTCGTAACACATGAAGGTTTTTCCTGCCCCCTCAGCGTTGTGCCACGAACGAACAGTTCCCTCTTTATTCTCTAGAATAATTGGGATCGACTGAAAGTACGAGTATCCTACGGCAGGAGGTATCCCCCGCACCTTACGACGCTTATTGTCCTGGATAAGCTTGTTTTCTAAGTACTCCATTAGTCGTCGTCCTCTATCCCTGCAAAGGCTTCCCACTCATCATAATCTGAGGAGAATGTAGGGGCCTCAGCCTGGCTTCGTATAGACTTGGTAAAGTTGCCTGAGTAATTTGGGACCTCTTCGGACTCTTCGCCTTCTGGGACCGCGTTTCCGGATTGTGCAGGTTGCGCGGCCCCTCCTGCAGCTTGAGGTTGGGCGGCTTGCGCCTGTGCTGCCATCTGGGCTACCTGGGCGTAGGTGGGGTTCATAGGAACATTACCGTGCTCAAGGTCTGGAAGATCCTCAGCCCGCCTAATCTCATTTAGGGTCATGTAGGAGTTAACCTGTTCCGTGCGGAGAGTGTGCTTTTCCTGCTCAGTGAGTTCATCCAGCCCAACAAAATCAAAGACAAAGTTCTCATCGATCTTAGATATGATAGAGTTGTTTATGTGCTTGGCTAGGAACCTAAGTAGGGGCTTAAGTCCTCGATCGCGTGATGCCTTCAGCTTCCACTCTTGTGAGGACTCAAACAAGGGAGTCTGTGATACTCCACCGTGGAGATCGAAGTTAAGCTCTGCAGGATCGATCAGAAACACTGAGCAGTTGTGTACGGCAACATCGTTCACACAATAAGTGTGGGACTTATCCACCTCTATGTTGTATACGGAAAGGTCCTCCACTTGTTCTGTACTAGTATTCACAACAGGGATAAAGAAGGCATCTTGATTTTCATAAACCTCCTGATGGCCTATCCCATTAATCGCAACCTCTATCTCAAGCTTCTTATGGAATAGTCCTTGATCTACAATATCCAGCAATCTCTGAACGTGCAAAGCCGAAATTGTCAGTTTATGTACAGGCCGTTCCGTAGGCATCCTTTGTAGATCCGCATAGATGTTCAAGGACAACAGAAGTGCCCGCATCTGCGAAAGCAGAGATAGTGACAACTTAGGAATGACTACGGAGGTTCCAGAGGATTCCGACCCTTCAGTAGTCGCACAAGTGTCTAGAAATCCCTCTAGGAAGCCAACCTTAACGTCCTTGGGGGCGCACAGAAGAATAGTGGGAAAATGCCTACTGCGACGACAGGCCCTCATCTCTTCAGTAAGAAAGCGCCATACGTGTAAACAACGAAACTTAATACCTGTCGAACTAGCTGTAGACTTCGTACCAAAGACTTCTGCAACAAACTGGGACAGTCGGTCCTTTTGAGCCTTAGAACGACAGGTCAGTCTGACTTCACGCAACTTAGGTGAGTGTGCTCCAGAGGCCGCATATACTCCCATAAAATAAGCCATTTCGCGGTCTAGCTTAAGATATTTGTAGTATCTTTCCCTGCCTGTGAATACACCAGTCTCCTCAGCGGTCTCAAAAAATAGTTTGTTTTCACCGTACACAGACAGGTCAAACGTGGTTTCCTTATCTTCTGAGGCAAACCTAGGTTTTGGTACCATAAGGTAGTGGTCTGTCGTCAGTTTGTTCGCAGGGACCTCAACAGGCTCCCCTCCCTCCAGCAACTTATTGTGGGTAAGCGCAAAAATAGGGTGATTAGCTGTGGCTGAAAATGGGCTAGACCCCGCAGCCGTGACAGTCACTAGGTCTCCGGTAAACGACGATGTTTGTAGGTTTGTAACCTTGCAAGGACCGCCCTCAAGAGTCCGCACATACTCGCCAGGCTTGATCGTCGAAATGGGACGGGACACCCCATCTGCCAACGTAACAAAGGTGTTCTCTGGGAAGCATGTTACTTTAATGAGGTACTCCATCCACTGGCCATACTCCATATCCTTGTTTGACTGGTTTAGATTTACCCAATCTACTCCCTGCTCGGACTGCATGATAGGCGTGCGCCAACTGTTAGACACGCCCTCAAGGTTAGCCTTCCACTGTCGCTTAAATGCTTCCAATTGAGTGCCGTCCATGGAATCACCACGGAACACTAGCAATCCTTTTGGAGCAGACCCTTGCCTAAAGAACTGGCGGTTGTACTCCTCAGCATACAGATGAGAGGTAATGATGCTAACAAGCTGCTCTACTTCACTGTATCCGTAGCCTTGAATGTAGATATCAGTACGGGGGTTCCGGATACCAAACATCAGTTCGTCTGCTGAGTATATGCGAGTAGGCTGCCCATGTATAATCTGCATATACGCAGGATCTTTGACGTTGTGTCCAGTGTCTATGCGCATAGTGCGATAGGGATACGTCAGCCCTGTGGGTTCTATTTGGGTAGCCAGGGATCCTTTACCCGCCCTACGATCTTCCTGCCCCATCCAATCCCGTATCGTGTCCGGCTTGCCTGCCAAACGAATCGTAGCGGCATCAATGGCCAAAAACTCATACGGCTTTCCTGCCAGGTCGGGAACAACTTCAGCGGCGAACTGGTCGTACATGAGGCTGTCACGAACAATCTTTTTTAAGAAGCCCTCGAAGTCATCCCGCTGCCTGTGTGGATCATACTTATTTGGTTTAGAGGAACCGCAGTTGTAGATGAATTTCTCAAGAGACTGGATCATGTCTCTCTCGCCCTTGGTGGTAAGGCGAGCAGGGTTGTTGTGTTTGATCACATACCCTACAGACTTAGATAGCCTATAAGGAGTAGCAAAGGAACCAACCTGGTTGGTACGAGTCTGAAGAATGCCAGCAACTATGGAAAGATTTTGTACAACTTGCTTGGCTACATCAAAGGATAGCGAAAACTTTCGATCCTTATAACCCATCGCGTAGTTGATCGCGAGCGGGTCTTCTAAAAAGGATCCTACATTACGTTTAGCGTCCTCAGACTTATATTTGCTCTTGATGAGGTCTTCGCGGTTAGCTGCAGGTATTCCCGCACCAGGACTGCTCCAAGACTTGGCTAAACTATTCCACTTTTTGAAGTTGTCCGTCACAAGTTTCTTACACTCTTTGTTAGTGTCTCGATGGATGTGAGCATTCGGTGCTGGAGCCACTGATTGAAGCGAGACCTGGTACGACCAGTAATTCGGGCGGCACCGACCGATATATCGTCCTCAGTATAGCCTAAACTCTTGAGAAACTCAACCTCTGCTGTATTTGGTCGGTTTGCTGCCGCTAAATTCTCAGCTTTGGCCAATACCGCTTTCATGATACGAGAAGCCTCACGGGTACTTTTCGCGTTACGATCCTTGTAATCCTCAACTACGTCCGACGAAGGAAGGGCTGCCAGTGCCTTACCTACAGGGACCTCTTCGGATTTGGACTTATCCTTGTCTTTTTTTGGACTAGCTACTAGGTTAGGATCTAGGGCACCGACGGCCTCTCGGTCTGCCTCTGTTTCACCTAGTGCAGTGGCCGCAGCCTTGGTTACGCTTCCAGCATTCATGCCCTCCCCAGAAGCAGCTCCCGCATACTGCGTACTGTAAGACCTAGATTCCTCCGCTTTAGCACGATCTTCCTGCTTGGAATCTTGTCCTGTAGCTGGCATTTGTACTGCCTTATTTATCGTCAGATATAATCTCATAGTTTCACAAACAACCTAGTTAGAGACTTGGTAACCTTGTTAGGCTTCATAATTCGGAGATCGGGCTCAGTTTTCGCAAACGGAGATACGTACTGTCCTCTAGTTCCGGTAGCCGAGGGTTTTTTGGCTGAGGACGACTGTGCTGCTGTGGAGGGTTCATCCGGCTTCTTAGTCGCGCTATCCTGGGCATTATTACCGGTAGCATCTTCGGCGTCCTTGGCAATCTTAATCGCGTCCTCATCGGCCAGTTGCTGTTGCTGAGTCTTTGCGCTAACTCCAGGGTTACCCCCAAGCAACATCTGTCCTACACCAATAGTACCCTTTACTCCGTAGTCAACTACATTCACTAGGCGCCCGGCGCCTCCGTATGGGTCTGCGGCAGCTGCTCCAAGAGTGGCCCCCTGTCCAGTTCCTCGAACCCATGTAGTATACAGTTTGCTGAAGAACAAACGATGCTTTACCTTGTCCTCGCGCTGCTTACGTACCTTATCGCGAATAGCCTCAGCCTTGGCTCGCTCCTCCTTGGCCTTATCCCTGGCCGCCTGTATGCTTGCAGCATTCTCCTCTTGGGCCTTAACCCTAGCCTCTCGGGCCTTGGTGCCCTCCTCCTTAGCTTGTGCCTTCTCCGCTGCTGCTTTAGCACGCTGCTCTTGAACACCCTTAGCTTTCTCAGCCCTGGCTGATGCCTTGTCCGCTTGAGCCTTAGCACGCTCGGCCTTCACCTTTGCACGTTCAGCTTCAACGCCTTTGGCTTTCTCCGCAGTGGCCTTAGCCTTGTCCGCTTGAGCCTTAGCCTTGTCCGCTTGGGCCTTAGCACGTTGAGCTTTAACGGAAGCTCGCGCCGCCTCGGCTTTAGCGCTCTTATTTTTCGCTTCTGCGGCTTTCTTACTAGTCTTATGTTCTTTCAAGTGCCTACTCATGCCTGCATCTAGGTCTCTTTTAATCTTGAAGTCCTTTGCGCTAGGAGTAGTGTGCTGTGAGAAGTTGTTATAGTGCTCAATAGAGTCCCTGACATTTTTTACTTCAACAGGACTCAACTGGGGGTTACTGCTAAGATATTCCTCAAGTTGATGGGCCTTGTCTTGAGCGTCGGCCCTATAAGCGGCAGCCTTGGACCGCTCAGCCACTGCCTTTGCGTCAGGATCTGTCGCAGGTTGATCTACTAGAGTGTCAGAACCAGGTTTGGCTGCTGGTTGATCTACTAGAGTGTCCCCAGGCTTACCAGGTTTGGCTGCTGGTTGATCTACTAGAGTGTCAGAAGCTTTACTAGGTTTGGCTGCTGGTTGATCTACTAGAGTGTCAGAAGCTTTACTAGGTTTGGCTG